ATATTCTTTTTGCTTTGCAGTCTTAGCTACAACCGGTGGTGGATTATTCCTAGCCTCAGCAAATTTCTCTTTAATCTCAGGTTTAACCCCACCATTCCGAGTCTTGCGGGTACGTTTACGAGGAACCTGAATCTCCTCTCCGTCTACAACTACAAGTTCCATACGACCTTTAGATCCCATAAAATATTTCCTTTTATTAATCAAATATTCTCAGCTACAAGCGGTAGAGTAACGTAAACCTTCTCACCAGTCAACCCATCTTTCTCAATACTCACCTTCAATGCCAAACTATTCCCCTCTGTCTGTGCTCCACCATAATACTCACCGAAGGTGTTGCCATACCCTGTCTCAGCACTCCCTTCAACAATCTCAATCTTAGCATTGTATTCTGTAAACAGAGATTTAAAGCTAGTTAGAAAAGACTCCATTAATTCAATTTCACCAATCTTCTTACTAGCCCACGATTTTACATTCCCAATTTGTGTATAGATTTCAGATGTGTTAGGAAAAACCTCGTTTCCATCTTCAAGGCTTGTTAGGAGTGCTACGGACAGGTCTAGTTGATCTTCTAAGTTGTTAAAATCGTCTAGAACAGATTGATACTGCTGTTTATTAGTTGTCAATGTGTTTCTCCTTTGGTTTCAAGCACGAACTCAATTAATTTAGCAATATCCCTTGTCATTGCCATGGATGATTCAGACACAGCATTACAATACCGCAAATAGCCTTCTGATGCAAGAAATTTCTCTACTTCGTCGTAAGTTTTCCTATCAATCCGTGCATCAAGCTCTTTCTGGAAGGTCACTTCTAGCGAAGTGTAGTCCAACTGCTGAAGGCAATATAGAATTTCTGGACTATCGCGATATAAGGTTAGCATAGCTTCTTTCAAGACGTTGCTCATTCTTTAATCCCCAAAACACTTTGACTGTTGTAGTGTCCAATTTCTTTCAGGTAGCTGCTCATAGCACGATTTTCATTTAAAATAGCTTGTCTATCATTCAGAAGATTCATAATGATTCTTTTAGCTACGGAATCAAAGCTCAATGCGCGTAAATCGCCTTCAGATACAACTGATTGGATGCTACCACATTCTTTCTTTGGATCAACACGAATTGTTAGAAAATCAATATCTTCTTGTTTCATTTCCATTTCTCCACGCATTTAACTTTAACAGATCCGTCATTGTTATCTGGAAACTCTAAGATTGTTGCCATACCTACAGATTCACATTTAGCCATCTTCTCGCTAAGTGCTTTTGTATCAGCAACATACTGACCACACCCTGTTAAAGCTAGTACAGTGAAAATACCAATAATCTTAATCATCCTCATAAATAACTTCCTCCCAAGTTCTATTATTAATCTGTTGCCATGCCATCCATAATAGCGTAACAGGCCAAGAAATGCAACACCAAATCATCAACAATGTTAAAACAATCGCAATAAGCACGTTTTCAGGGACAATTTTCCATTCTTCATCAGGAATCTTGCCGTCTTCAATGTCCTGTTCATCCATTGCTGAGAATAGTTCTTGAATACCATTGTAAAAGCCTCCGATTGGCTCTGTAAGCTTATACAGCCAATTCTTCATAAGCATGTATGTGCAAAAGCCGATGAGTAGATATGCTAGGATGTAGGTCATTAAATTTCTACCTCAGTCAACCCTGTAATTTCTAGCATAAGTTTAATTTCATCTTCTGGAAGATCTTTACAAATCTCCATGTAACGCTTTTTCTGTAGAACTTTTAATTTAGGTTTCCAATCCTCTAAAACCTTCTTAACTCCCTCATGGTCATATTGTATCGATATCAAACCAAGCATGCTTTGGGTGATGTAGTGATGTTCTTCTAGATACTCTTCTCTTGTCATTCCATCTCTCCTTCCAAATATTACTTTTCTAGGCTCTGTGCTGCGTTTATAGCGACGTTCTCTGTTAAGATGTGTATCGCCTAGGGTAAGGCTTTAAAACGTCTTAAATCGCTTAATTTACCGTAGTGTTTTCATTTATACACTTTCTCCATAATATTAAGACGCTTTCGGACTTCATTCAAGTCAATTGGTGTATAGTCTGTGTGCTCAAGACACACGTTCAAATAACGCGGATCATCAATCTTGTCAAAATGCATATGCCCATGAAGATTAAACTTACCACGTAATTCTTGTGGATGCAACGGGGCATGTGACAACCAAAATTCCTTGTATTTCTTCAAACTATACACCTCATCAAAGTGTTTTACAATCTCTTTTGCAGAGATATTATCTGTGCAGTGATTCCCCATAATCAGAACTTTCTTTTCAGCAACCCATTTGCCAACATCTTCCAGTGTTTGTTGTGTAAAGGCAATATCACCGAGAAAGAAAACTTTATCACGTTTTGTTACCACTTTATGATAGTTCTCTTTAATCACTTCTCGGTGATGTTCTTCTGATTCAAACTGAGGTCGGAATTTGTGGATATTCTTATGTCCGAGGTGCAGATCTGATGTAAACCAAACATTAGCCAAAATTATTCTCCTTTTAAATTAACTATACCACTTATTCGCTTCGACGGTGTATGGTGGAACCAAATACATACTAGCATAATGATTCGCATTCTCTTTACTTGAGAACCTATCCATCAACTGCTTCCCAAAATACACACAATAACGTTTCTTTCCGTATGGACGTTCAATGATTTTGATTTTAGACATCCTTTCCCACCTTTTCAGTCTTTTCCAATACAAACAAAACTTTACCTGTGCTTTGATCCACCGAATAGCGTACAACCTTAACATCATAATTCTCGCCAGTGTATTCATAGTCTTTTGCCCAATAGTCCATAATATCCGACAACTTAGCTTCTGTAAACATTTGCATTTCAATTCTCCTTATTTTAAAAGTTTATTTCAAACTGTTCACGTAATCTTGTGGACTCTTGCCAAGAATGTAATATTCTCGCATCATCACTGAGTAGTTCTCTGATGATAACGGACGAGTTGTCAAGCTTTTTACACGAGAGACGAAATCCATCCAACCATTTGGTGTGTTAGGTATTTGTTTCATTAACGTTCCTCCTTAAAAATATTTAGTATCAGGATGCACATCAAATGGTTCTAGATGAGCAAGGTATTCACGAAGCTGTTCTTCACTTTCAAGAAGATGGCAAGCCCGCTCATCTATCACTAGAACACCATCTTCAAACACATCATAGGCAGAGAATGATTCTGAACAACATCCACAACCAAGATCAAATGTGTTGTATTCATACAGAATTACTCTTTTCACTTCTCAATCTCCTCACGAATATCTTCTGCTTTATGGAATCGTCCAGCAAACTCTACATAATCTACGCTATTGTAGCTGAAATCTCCATCCTCTACAACATAAGGAATGCCGAATTCTAGCCCATCAACTTGAAACCCTCCATAACCGTAGCAAGACTCTGTGATTTCTATTTCTACACTATGTTCTTCCAGAAGGCAAGCTAGTTTTTCAAAGAATTCTTTACTTTTCTGTCGCATGCTATTTTACTCCACACAGGTCAATACCCTCTTTATCACGATTAGCTACCCAAAATTCAATTAGGTATTCCAAGCTTTCGAGTACACTTGGAATCAAGCTAGTCTGAGTTAGACTGCACATCCCGTACTGGTTCGGTGCTATGTGAGGGTTGATAGCTTCTTGACACATCTCGTAGATTTCTTCATAAAAATCTGATTCATTGCTCATCCTTATCTCCTAAGCCCTTCATGTATTTCATTTATGTTCACACACTTCTGTGCTGTGTGGGGTATAGAATAGCAGTGGTGGGGGATGGATGCAAGGGTATTTGGAAAATATTTTTGTGCAGAATGTGCTTGACGGTTTGTCGCGGCTTAGCTATAGTAAATTCTTAGGTCGGCTAAAGCCTAGCACCAAACAAAAATGTAAGGAATCAAGATCAAAGGCTTGACAAAGCCCTATTACTTCTTTATTCTTATTGTTACTGTTTTTCATTTTTATCTTTAAACCTACCACCGTTAGGTGTGTGCTATTCCAAAGAGCTTGGAATGAAAAACGCTACAAGCCACGTAATTCAAGGTCTCTAGAGATTTAACCTTTAAAAGAAGAATTGATATACGAAAAGCTAAGTCGTCATAAAGTGAAAGGAGAAAAGATTGAAGATTAAGGTTTATGATGCAATGATGGGTAGTGGGAAGACTACCAAACTGATTGAAGACATTGCAGCACTGCCAGCAGATGCTAATGTGATTTACATTACACCTCTGTTGTCAGAGTGTCACCGCGTAGCAGGAACATCATATGATGAAGAGGATGAATACAAACGACCTATTGTCCAGTATCAAGATTCTGATGATGGAATAGAAGAATACATTTACGATCCTAACCACATCCTAGCTGATAGGCGTTTTCGTCACCCCGGATTAAGTGAAGGTAGTAAGATGGAAACACTACACTTCCAAGTTAAACATGGGTGTAATATTGTATCAACTCATTCTCTGTTCCGTGCAATCAATCCTAAAGTAGTCGCAGAAGTTAAAGAACGTGGTTACATTCTTGTATTGGATGAGGTGCTGTCAATTTATGAGCAGTTTGATGAGCTTAAGCTTGAGGAGGTAGAGCAACTGTTTAAGAATGAGATTCTATCCATCGCTGATGATGGCTTGACTCTTGTGTTTAACAAGGCCAAGTTTGGTGAGACAGAGAATACACGTTACCAAGAGATTGCTGATTTGTGTGAAATGAAACAGCTTATGCTTGTGGATGGTAAAGTTGTGATTTGGGAGTTCCCTATTTCAGCTTTGCAAGCATTTGAAGAAGTATGGATTGGTACATATCTATTTGATGGCAGTCAGATGGCAGCTTACCTTAAATCTCATGGTATTGAGTACGAGTTGAACAGGTTTGGTAAAAAGCCTTCTGAAATCAAACACCTCATTAAGATTGAAGAATCTAGTGCACTTAACAAGGTTGGTGATGGAAAAGGTAGTTTGAGTTACCAATCAACAGCAGTAAAGAAAACACACAACGAACAGCTTAGGAAAAACCTAAATACATTCTTCCGTGCTAAGAATAAAACGAAGATTCAAGATCGGTTGTGGACAATTTATAAACCTGCTGCTCGTGAAGTTAGTGCTGGTCGATATGCTAAATCTTGGCTTGCTTACGGTACAAAAGCCACTAATGATTGGAAAGATACGTGGTGTGTAGCATATTTGATTAACCTGTTTGTTAATCCTATGATTATGAAACTGCTTGCACAGAAAGATGCTCACATGGATCAAACTCTGTATGCTTTATCAGAGATGGTGCAGTTTATCTGGCGTAGTCGTATCCGAGAAGGGAAAGAGATTTCTCTTTACATCCCCAGTAAACGTATGAGAGAATTGCTGAAAGAGTGGTTAGAAGATAAATATGAATAAAGTCATTAAATAAATCTATAAATGCTTGACTTTTGATAGATAAATAGGTTAAAATTATCCCTTATCTATCAATAAAGCGGGTCGTTAATTTTGGATTCCATAATAACAAGAAAAGATGCTAGAGAACTTGGTCTAACTTTTTATTTTACTGGTGATGAATGTTCAAAAGGCCACGTTTCTGATCATTACGTCTCAACTGGTAAATGTGTAGAATGTCTTGAAGAACAAAAAGCAGAAGTCCAGCTTCAATGGGAAGATAAGGTTGCTGATAAGGCTAAGAGACGGGAAAGAGCAAAAGAAGCTCTCCGATATTTAAGAGAAACCCTTACCGAGCTTGATGAATCTGAGATACTTGGTCTTCTTTCAAACTACACGACAGGGACCGAAGATTTAGACCTCTTACCTAGAACAAGAGAAATAGCACAAGCTCTTGAAGAGCCATTTTACGACCCGAAGATCCCATGCAAGAATAACCACGTTTCAAAAAGAATTACTGATAGTGGATTGTGTGTTGCTTGTATTAAAGAGAGTCGAGAAAACTACAAACCTTGGGCTAGGATCTACAGTCACATAAGACGAACACGGATAAAAGAGGCTGGAGGTTACTTCTCAAGAGGTGATATTGAACTTCTGTTGATTAACCAAAACGCTAAGTGTGTATATTGCCCTAACATGTTTGAAGATACAGGTTATCACATAGACCACATATTCCCAGTTTGTAAAGGTGGAAGCAGTTGGCCAGAAAACTTACAGCTATTATGTCCGGATTGTAATAGAAGCAAATCTGGTAAACTTCCTGAACAGTATGAGAAAGAAATAGGATTTATCAGAGATGAGATGTAAGTGTTGTGATGTTCCAATGACAGGTTTTATCCGATTAAGGCATACAGAAGAAGTTGATGGTGTTCTGATAGAAGAGGATATGTGTACTAGGTGTATTTTTATCTCTGAAAACTCAGAATATATTGATATGCATAGCTATGCTTTTGGAGATATAACAGAAAATGCATTAAATTTAATAAATTATGAAGAAAACACTTGATTTTTATTTTAAATAGTGTATAATTATATTCACAAGGACAGCCCACGGCGGGCCGGATTTGGGAAGTAAGCTTAAACGGATTAGTACCCGCACATCCGGGAATTCTTTAAGGGACTATATCATAAAAGTAATGAACCGTCCTCATAAGACGAGATATACAGATGCAATTTCTGTTGGTCCCACCACTAAATAAAACATTTCGCTATGAAATAAGGAAAAGACGCTATGTCAAACTTTAAACCTGTTCTGCCTGCTCAATATCAACTGTTGCAATCAAAAGCAAAACTCACTATCGCTGCTTGTGAACCGGGTGCTGGTGTTACATATGGACTGGCTATTAAAGCTATCCACGAAGCACGAGATAATGATAAGTTTGTTTTGATGATTAGCACATTCCCAGATAGAGCCGGCGCTTGTAATGAAATATTTAAGCATCTGCTAGATGGTGAGCAATATCGCTACTCCCAAGCAAGTTGTATTTATACATTTCCAAATGGTGGACGTGTAAAGCTAGTTCACTATGGACATAAAGAAGCTTGGGTTGGTTGTAGTTTTGATGTTGTGTTGTGTGACCATAGGTTTGAATTCCTAGATCATTCTACAATGTTTAGAACAAATCAAATTGTTGTTTCGGCTTATCCAGATGTTGTCATGAATAATGAATGGTTCCATGACTTCTTTGATGGTGGAACATTTGAAGATTTTGTAGAAGTTGTTAAGTTTAAAGCCCATGATAACTTCTTTATGAAAGATAATATTTATTTCGAATATGCAAGGAAGTCTATTCCAGAGCATTTCGGATTCAGTTTTTAGTTTTATTCCGGTAGACCCGCAAGGTGTGGGAGCAAACTGTTAATTTGTCATAGTGTGATTCGATTTCACATGCCGGAGCCAAATATTAGCAACCAGCGTACAAGGTGTATGGTTAGGTTTTTCCTATGGTAGCTCGGTTCGATTCCGAGGGTTGCTAATCCTATATTCTCGTAGCTCAATGGTAGAGCAGAATCCTTCTAAGATTCTGGTTGCAAGTTCGACCCTTGCCGGGAATGCTTTATTTACAGACGTAAGACGATGTGGGAATGCTTGTGTATTTTAGGGCTACCACCTTTGGACGGACAGATTAATACACAATCTGTTAGGGTGCGGACAGAGCTTAAAGAACTCTGTGTTTCAGAAATGCAGTGATTAAATTCGTTAACTAATGAAACCGTGCGACACCCTTCTGTAAACTAATTCACATCAGCAAAATAAAGCAAGTAACGATGTGTATGCTTCACGTTTTGTTTCTCCTCTCGACGTGAAGCTTTCTTCTCTGCAATGTGTTTTCTCCTCCATGTTGTAGAGCTATGTGCAGCTGTCAATTCATTCTCCTGTTGATAGCTGCATCTTTCTAAAGCCTATTTTTGATTAGTAGGTTTCAGAAAGGATGTGTTATCCTTATACACAGGCTGCGCAACAGCCTTTAAAACTGTCCAACAGGAAAGACCTTTTCAGCAAACTATCTTTGGGTAGGTGTGTTGAGACGACCTGTTGCGGCTCACAGGTAGTTTGACTAAAGAGGTTTTATGAAAAAGAGTAAAAGACTTGTACAAGGTATTGGTATAAATGACGTTGATTATAACGTACAAGAAATGATCAACCTCGGTATTGTAAATGGGAAGCGTAAGAATATTCGAGTCTGGACCTGCCCTTATTACAAAAAGTGGAACGACGTCTTGACCAGGGTTAATCCTAAAAATTGGGTAAAATATCCAGCGTATGTTGGCACAAGTATTTGCGAAGATTGGAAATACTTATCAAAATTTAAAAGCTGGATGGAAAATCAAATTTGGGAAAATGGTGAAAGTAAGTTACACTTAGATAAGGATATCTTAGTACCTGGAAATAAAATTTATGGTCCCGAAACTTGCGCATTCGTTCCTGGCTATCTTAATAGCCTTTTGACACAATCTGACAAAGCACGTGGGAAATATCCTATCGGGGTTAGCAGAGATAAGATAGCACCTGATATGAAAAATTACCTCAAAAAGTCTTATAGAGCTTCGATTAAAAAGCGAGATACGCAGAAACCACAAATGCTCTGTCTAGGTATGTTTGCAACACCGGAAGAAGCCCATCGAGCATGGCAGAGAGCTAAGATAGAGAATATTCTTGACTATATCAAAAAATATCGTCTAGAAAGTTGTTATTCAATAGCTGTTGAAAGCTCACTTATGTTACGGGTTTACCAGCTACAAGAAGATCTTAAAAACGACAGAGAAACGATTAAACTCTAAGGAGGTTTGCTTTGGCAGCCCCAAAAGGAAATTCCCAAGGTTTTACAAACAATCCACAAAATAGGAATTCGAGGGGCGTGAAAGGCCCTCGTGTTCGTAAGAGTGAACTTCGTAAACTCCTAGCTAAGCTGAATAAACTTGAAGATTCTGCTCTTAGCATTATTGAGAAATCGATTGCTGGTGAAGAGATTCCAAAGGACCAATTAAGCTCGGCAAAGTGGATCGTGGAAAGGGTAGTGAGCACAACTTCTGCTGCTATCAACGAAGAGCAACGTAGAAATACAATTAAACAATCTCTACAGGAAAACAGTGAAGATACACCAGAAGAAGATAATTCGGAAGGTGTTACTGAGAAGCCGGTGAGATTTAGTTTGCACATGCTTCCAACCAAGAAAGAAGATTAAGATTTAAATCCGACTTAGTTTAACATGGTAAAACCCAAGCTTGTACCTTGGAATAGGCGTTTCGAGCACGTCAGTCGGAACCAAACTAGGCCGCAATGGCTTGGTATCGTCCTTTGCCTAGGACACACCAAGAAGCCTCTGGCGGGGCTTCACCTATTTATAACGAATTGACCCTTGGCGGTCTATACGTGGAGAGGGATGTAGACTTTCGTACATCCATTATTAGCTAGCAGGACAGAGTGGCGGCTAATACCTATTTCAGTCCCAAATAATATAAAATAAAAGGAGTGGGGCTTTTGAAGATTGTAACTATCCCTAGTAGTACATCTTATTCAAACTTAAACACTTTAGCTTCTATTCCAGTAAGTAAAAGCTTTGTCATTACAAACCATACAAGTGGTTTAGTATCTATTATTGTCTCACCTACACAACCTGCTGATGATGCTCGTGGTGTTCCTGTCTATTCTACTCAAACATTTTACGTTGAAGAGTCAGATACAATTGTTTGGATTAAGGGTACTACTGGTAAAGTAGTTATTCAAGATACAGCAGAGATTGTGTCTCCTTACAGTACAACAAACCTTCCCAGAGATGTATGGACATCTTCTTCGGAGGGTTTTCGTCGTTTAAGGGTAGATGTGGGTCAGACAGGACTCTATGAAGGTAGAGAATTTAGGATGGTAAGAAAAGTAAGTATTCCTGCTGCCACTCCTCTGGTTTTTAAATTCACATCTGCCGTAGACTTCATCCTTCATGAACAAGCTATCAATTGCAGTGAAGGTGATATTGAGTATTATGCTTGGCGTAGTACACAAGGAACAGAAGGAGGTACATTCACTCCTTTAGCTGTTCCTCCTATAGGTAAGAACATTAGCAGTTATTACAGACCTTATAGTGGTATAAGATATGCCTCACAAGTGACATTGGAAACGGGCGGTACATTCACCCCAACCGATGCTAATGTTTATGTTGATTACGATAGAGCAAAAACATCAGGATCTACAGCACAGCAAACAAGTGTTTCTGGTGGTGATGATTCTGTTAGATATCTTGCTGCTGGTACATACTATCTCAAACTAACTTCCTTAAATGGTACAAGTGTTGGTAGATTTGCACTTGCATGGGAAGAGAGACTTACTAGTTGATTCATAGAATGACTTTGAAATATAGGTCATTCACTTAAATCAATTATTTTATAAATATTTTCTATCAAGGCTTTACAAACTAAGGTGTCGTTGATATACTGTATAGACACTTTTAGAAAAGAGCTATTAAATTTATGGCAAAACAAACTTTGAATATTACAGCAGCAGATCCAGTAGCTTTTGTTAAAAGACTTCTAGAAGCTGGTAAGAATGGTGCTGTATTAAAAGATCGTACATTCCCACGAATCAAAGGCGTACCTTTCGTAGCAGAGCTTGAGATTGATACAGACGTCGGTGTTGATAGTAAGCCCGGTGTTAACGCAATTCCTGTTCCTCTTGGAGAGAGGGTTTACACGAAAGAAGAACTTGATGCTATGGAGTGGGAGACGTTCAAGCAAGTAGTTGCCTCAAGGAACGTAGGTGGGCGCAAGCGTGATCTTATGACTAATAAATATCTTAAGATTATTGCTGGACAAGATGCTGGTTCTGTAGAAGAATCTGAAGAAGATTAACAACAAGTTGCGTTAGCGGCCTCTGTTGTATTTAGTTATAAGCGTTCCGTAAAGCCAAGCATGAGGCTGTAGAAATACGGTTGGTGAGGTAGGGCGCTTTCTAATTAAATGGAAATGTTGATGGAAGAGATTTGGAAGGATGTAGTTGGATATGAAGGATTCTATATCGTAAGCAATCTAGGAAAGGTTCAAAGCGTTGAGCGTGAATGCACTCAACTCAACGGACTTACTGGGAATTACAATACTAGAATTTTACCTGCAAAAGATGTTGCTACGTTCAAAGACAAAGATGGCTACATTAAGGTTAAGTTGAATAAAGCTGGAACTAAAAATAACCACATGGTTCACAGATTAGTCGCAATAGCTTTCATACCCAATCCTGAAAATAAACCGGAAGTCAACCACAAGTTTGGAATCAAATCTGATAACAGAGCTTCTGAATTGGAATGGGTGACAACTAGTGAGAATCAACAGCACGCCCATGACAATAAGCTTTACGAATGTCAAAAGGGCGAGACAAATGGGATGTCTAAACTTTCTGAAGAACAAGTAAGAGAGATTCATAAACTTTACGCTACTGGTAATTTCACGCAAGATTACTTATCGGAAGTATACAACGTAGCAGGAAGTGCAATCAGTCGTATTGTTACTGGTGCTCGCTGGAAACATATTTATAAAGAATTATATGGTGATTAAATGAGTCAAGACGCAGCTCCGATTGGGCCTGCGTCTCCTTTCCAAGAAAAATATTTAAACTCTGATGCACAGATTATTTTGGTGGGAGGCGCTGCAGGAAGCTCCAAGAGCTACGTTGGCCTAATGAGGCATCTTCGTTTCGCAGAAGATCCAAACTATAAAGCATATTGCATTCGTAAAAACTCTAGCGCCATCATGGCTTCTGGTGGCCTTTTTCAGGAAGCAGTTAAGCTTTATTCACAATATGATCCTAAGTTAAAAATTCGTTTAAAAGATCAAAAACTTGTTTTCTCAAGTGGCGCAGAAGTTAGCTTCTCTCACTATGAAAATGACAATGCCGCCAAGAAGTATCAAGGTATTCAGATTTCCAATATCTTTTATGACGAAGTTACTCATAGTGATAATGAGGAACAAATTTGGTGGTTATGGTCACGACTTCGTTCAGATGCAAAAAATATTCACTCTATGTGGTGGAGCTGCAACCCACAAAACGATCACTGGGTTCTTAAGTATGCAATGTGGTGGCTTCATCCTGAAGGGCATCCAAACGCAGGTCGTCCAGATCCGGAAAAGAATGGTGTAATTCGTTACCTTCTTCGTATTAATGGAGAGCTTGTTTGGGGTGATACTCGCCAAGAGTTAATTGAGAAATATGGCGATCCTGAACTACCGGATGATCATGAGGATCAAGTAGATCCAATTAGTTTCCAAGGCTTATTTGGTACTATTGATGACAATCCTCCACTAATTAAGTCTAACCCGTCTTACAAACGAAACCTAGATGCTCTCCCGCGCCTTGAGTGCGAGAGGCTAAGATGGGGGAATTGGTTTGCCCGCCCTGAGAATAGTTCATTCTTTGTTCGCACAGACTTAGAAAGGTTGATGGTCCATCCACCATTAAAAGAATTTACCAAGATTGTTAGGGCCTATGATTTTGCTGGCACTCTTCCACACGATTCTAATAGGTCGCCTGATTACTTTGCTTCGGTGAAGATGGGTAAACTTAAGAATGGTAATTATGTCATTCTAGATATAGTTAGAACACGTATTACCTTTGGCAGTTGGCTTGAACATATTTTAGAAAATGCTAATAGGGACGGGTTCAGTACAGAAATTATTCTCCCAGAAGATCCCAACCCCCAATCAAAAGCAGCGACTACATTACTTGTTAGATCACTAAATGAATGTGGTTATGTTGCTAAAATGAGAAGAGCACCTGCCGGTAAGCTTGATTCATTTAGACCATTTGCAGCTTCTGTTGAACTTGGTGTTGTAGCAATTGTAGAGAACTGTGCAAACGACCTTTGGAATAAGATATCTAATAACAATGATTTCTTTTATAACGAATTAGAAGCATTCGATGGTTCAAGGTCTACAGCAACGAAAAAAGATGATCTCGTCGATTGCTGTTCTTTAGCGTACCTGTTCTTGGCACAGAGAATTAATATCCCAACATTCTTACCTGCATTATCCCAAGTAGACCTTTCAACTAAAAACCCATTTAACCGTATTTAAGGACCCTTAATGGCAAAAGAAGAATTAGCCCTTAGTACGGGCGATGAGGTTATTCCTCGTCTAAAGTTTGGTGAAACTGGCTTTAATGCACTTAAGGTTGCAGGTGGTCAAGTATTTGAGGAGTGCTCTTGGGAGCTACGCTGGCCTTGGGCTGTCCAGACATTTAAAAAGATGTCTAAAGACGGCACCATTGCTCCAGCACTTAACCTTGTAGAGATGATGATAGCAAGGGTTCCTTGGACAGTCAAGATTCCAGATGGTTATGAGGAACAACTGAAAGATAAAGCTCAATTCCTTCGTCAGAACATGGACGACATGGAGCATTCTTGGAATTCCTTTATCAAGGAAGTTGTGAGTTTCAATCGATACGGTTTTGACATTCAAGAGAAGGTTTATCGTAATCGCTACAAATCTAAAGGCTCTAAATACAATGATGGTCTTGTAGGGATTAGAAAACTTCCTCAGCGTTCACAAGATTCGATTGTAGGTTGGGATTGGGAAAATGAGGGTCGTGATTTAGCTGGTTGCTGGCAACAGGTTGTAAAGCCTTCTGGATTGAATCAACCGTCTTATGATTATTCACAAGATTCTGTCTATGGTGATAAAGTAAGAATTCCTCGTAAGAAGTTTCTTTTGTTCCGCAATGGCAACAGTAAGGATGATCCAAACGGGCAATCACCGCTTGTAGGAGCTTGGGAATCTTGGAAATACAAGAAAGCCTTTGAGGAATCAGAGGCAATTGGTGTTTCTCAGGATATGCAAGGCTTTAAGGTTTTGTATCTCCCTCCTCGTTACATGGACCCAAATGCTACAGAAGAAGATAAAGCTGTATTTGAATACTACAAACGAATGATGCGTAATGCCCAAGTAGCAGAACAATCAGGGTTTATTCTCCCGAACGTAGTAGATGAAAACGGCAATAAGTTCTTTGAGTTTGATATTGTATCTGTAACAGGTCAAAAAGCGTTTGATACTAACGCAATCATCAATCGCTATTCTCTTGAAATTCTAACTTGTCTGTTTGCTGACTTCCTCTCTCTTGGCTCGAATGGTTCTGGTTCATTCTCTCTAGCTGAATCTAAAGTCAGTGTTGTAGAAATGGCCATTGAATCAAAGCTTATTGAGATTCGTGATCAACTTAATCATGACTTGGTTCCTCAGCTATTCGCTTTGAATGGTTGGGACACAACGGTCCTTCCTTATTTTGATTTTGGTTCTATTGCTAAGCAAGATTTGGATGTTCTATCTAAGTTTATTCAACGTGTAGCTTCTGTTGGTTTGATGAGCCAAGATGCAGACACAATCAACTGGATTGCCGATCAAGCTGGAATGCCAACTCCATTCTACGGTACAGAAGAGATGGAAGAAGTGAGAGAAAAACTTACCACTTATTCTTCTGGCGCTGGCGAAGGTATGGCAACAGCAGGTGAAGGTACATCAACCAGTCCTATCGGAGGTGATGATGCCTCTGTCGGAAATAATGAAAATTCATAGGAGGCTGAATGGCCGTTGAAAAACAAGCGCTAGTAGAAGCCTTCTCTCAGTTCATTGAGAAGTTCTTTGGATCTTCTAGCAAGGAAGATGCTACAGAAGTTTTGAATGAGGAAATGGTTAGCTACGAAGTTATCTATGAGCCATTTACAAAAGATGCTCATGGTGAGTGGATGACTGATAAAACTATCGAGAAAGCTTGTGAAAACTTCAACAAGAATCTTGAAGCTGGTGTTGTCAAGGCTAACCTATTCCATCTTAAAGAAACAGATGCTTTCACGATTGAAAAGTCTTGGATTCAAAAAGAGCTTGATGTTCAAGTTGTGCAGACAGGCGAACTAATCAAAGCTGGTACTTGGGTTGCCAAGATTAAATATAATGATGAAGACCTCTGGCAGCTTAAGAAATCTGGTGTAGTTTCTGGTGTTTCTATTGGTGCAAAAGGTCGCATCAATCAAGAAACTGGAGAGATTACAAACGTAACATTTGATGGAGATGATTGATGCCTCTTATTATTAAGTCAGAGCAAGAGGAAAACAACACTCCTCATTTGGCTCTGTGTCATGAAGCTCAGGGATATTCAGCTAATAAACGCCATGTGTCTCTTTTGATGAAGTCAGATGCAACCATTACTGATGAAGTTTTGAAAGCATTTAAGTCTCTAGGGATTGTCGATATTCATAAAGCTGGTTATTACCGTGAAACCATGCAATTGCTTCAAAGTGCAGTGCAAGAAAACTATGGTGATAAAGATTCTTGGACTTATGTAGAAGATTTTAATGACACTTCCGTAATCTTTTGTACGGACAGTGAGATGTATGCAACTAATTACACTATGACAGACGGTAAAGCTGTTCTTGATCCTATGGCTACACCTGTCACTGTAGTAATCAGCTATTCAACTTCTGATGGAGAAATGCTTCTATCTGAGGATGCTGAAGATAAGCTGGAAGAGGGGGTTTATAGTCTTGTAACCAAAACCCTAAACAATAAAACCACTCAAGAACATCTTATTAAAGTGTTTAAAGAGAAAGCTAAAAATAACCAAAAAGAGGTTGAACTTTTGGAACAAGAAATTAAAAAGGCTGTAGAAGCAGCCGAAGCCATTCTTAAAGCACAGCTTAAAGAAAAAGACGAAGCCCTTGTTAAAGCTCAAGAAGAAATCAAAGCTTTCAAGGAAGAAAAAGCAGAGACTATTGCTAAAGCTCGTAAAGCTGCAATTGTGTCTGTAGAAAAGGATGAGACTGAAGCAGAAGATCTGTTTAAATCTCTGAATGAGCTTTCTGATGAAGCGTTTGAACGAGTCATTAAAAATCTTCAAAAGCAAGCAGAAAAACTAGAACAGTCTGATCTGTTCAAAGAAACTGGCAAAAAAGGTCAAGAAGTTGTTCCTGAGAAACCCGAAGGTAAAAACCTGACCGCTGAACTCCTGAAAAAACAATTCCAAAAAGGTGAATAAATAATGCCTCTAGTTACTCGTGGTTTTACCCAACTTTCCGACCTTGTTGTTCACGAACGTGATCCTAGTGTTGGCTATGCTCGTGAAGTAGTTTTCGTTGACGTTGCTGCTGATACCCCTGTTGTGATGGGTATGGTTGCTTACCGTGCTAAAGCTGCTACCGACACTGCATACACTCTTCTGTCTGCTGCTGCTCAACTTGTTACTACCAACGAATTCGTTGTTCTGTTCGGTGACGAATACGGCGCTAAGCCACAAGGCTTCACCCTGTTGGCTGCTGAAACCACCGACAATGCCGTTGGCTATGTTCGTGACAACGTAATCCTGAAAGATTACCCAATTAAACAAGCCACCTCTGGCTTCCTCAACGCCACTCAATTTGAGGGCCTACGCCACCTGCTGAAAGAGCAAGGCGTTATTGTAGAACTCACCGTTTAAGGAATTAAAATAATATGCCTCTTTCTTACAATCCGCAGGATTTTAACCGCGTAGTAGACCTATCCGAAGATATCATGATCGTCCCCAACTCTTGGGGCCTGTTCAACCAACTGGGTATCTTTGACACTGAACGTAAAACTCAGAAAACTGTTCTGGTTCCTCGCACCACTTGGAACGAAGGTCTGATTCCCGATCGTAACTGGGATGAGCGTAACAACGCTTCTCGTGGCCCAACCCGTAGCTACCTGACTGCTGCTATTCCTCACTTCCCTCTGGACGATGCAATCACTCCAAACGACATCGATGGTGTTGTAAGCTGGGATAACGTATTTGCTGGCATCCAGACTGAAACTGTTTCAGCTACCCGTGCTCGAAAAATGCAACAAATGCGCATGAACCACGCTATCACTCTAGAAGCTGCTCGTGCCCAGTTGATCACCACTGGTGGCGTGTATGCTCCAAGTGGCACCCTGCGTCAGTCATACGGCAACACCATTAACTGGTACAATGAATTCGGTGTTACTCGTACCGAAGTGACCATGGATCTGACCAACCTTGCTGTTGATCCTCTGGCAGAAGTTGAACCAATCATTGCTAACGTTCAAGATGGCGTTCAATCTGGTCAAGTTGTTAGCGATCTGATTGCTGTATGCTCACCTGAATTCTTCAACGCTCTGATTACTCATCCGTTCGTTGTTGATGCTTACAAGTATTACGCTCGTGAACAAGGTGCTCAAATCCTGACTGGTCGTCTGACTGCTAATGCTTACGGCCTTGACAAGCGTTATCGTACCTTTGAATACGGTGGTATTCTCTGGATCGAATACCGTGGTAGCTACGTTGATCGTGTTACCGGCACTACTGTTGACTACATCCCTGCTGGTGATGCGTATGTCTTCCCTCGTGTTGCTGCTGATGCAATGTTCAAAACCTACTACGCTCCAGCTAACCGCTTCGCTACTGTCAACCAAGTTGCACAAGAAGCTTACTGGTTCGAGTACATGAACGAGAAAGACGATTTCATCGAAATTATGTCTGAGTCTAACTTCATGAACGCCGTTCTGCGCCCACAAGCGCTGATTCGTGTAAGCATCGCTCCTTAATAAGAGCTTTATAAGGGGACTTGAAATATAGTCCCCAATATTAGGAGATGTAAATATGGCTGTAGAAGCACATGTTGGTGCAGGCTATATCCGCGCAGTTCAAGACTTAGCGGACCAAATTAACGCTGGTGGTAGTTTCACTCCAGCAGCCAATGTTCCCCAACTGACTGGCGGCGAAGCGCCAACAGAAGCAGAATTCAATGCCCTGTTGACAGCACTTAAAGACGCTGGTCTGATGGTAGCAGATTAATATAAGGGCAGCTTGTCTGCCCTCCTTCTAGGAGAGCGTATGGCCCTTACACCTATCGAATCTGTCCGCTTACTTATTGGCGATATTCCGGGAAGTCCGTTTTATCCTCTATATACAGATGAACAGATTCAAGAATTTTTAGATTTAAGCAATCAAAACATCCAGCAAGCTGCACGTCTAGCAGCTATCTCAGCAAGCTTTATTCTAGCTGGGTGGAGCACAAGAGAGCGCACAGGCGATATTGAAGTGTGGAACAGTCTTTCTACACAGTAC